GGCGAGACTCTACCTTGGGCTAAACTCTGGAATCACGCATTTCAGGGCCCAACTGGTCAGTGGTACATTGAGAACTCGCTGACTACTCTGGGGAACAACGATCCTGTTTCTGAGTATAACTCCAAACTTTGGAACTCTGGTGTAGAGTCCGACAAAGAGATTGCTCGTAAGCAGAAGAGGAAGTTGCAGTATTATTCCAACATTTATGTTGTGACTGATAGTGCAAATCCTGAAAACGAAGGTAAAGTATTTCTTTATCGATTTGGTAAGAAGATCTTTGATAAGATCACAGAAGCAATGTCACCGGCATTTGAGGATGAGACTCCAATCAATCCGTTTGACTTCTGGAACGGTGCGAACTTCAAGTTGA